CGTTACGCCAGTCGTTGGGCCAGAGCCGCGAATAACGATAGAGCCAGTACCAGCATTGATGACCAAATAGGCTTTGCTCTGGGCTGGGGCAGTGATGTTGCGTGTTGTAACGCCGTTACTAGCTGTCCACAAGATGATGGCATTACGCGCTTGGTTGGCCGCGCCGTTGGTCGTGGAAAGAGTTACATCTGTATTGGCCGAAAGCGTAGTCGTACCAGCAACCGCCGAATCCAAAAGGTTCGTGATGGAGTCATTGACCGTAGTGCCCCAAGTACCTTGCAAGTCACCTGTGGTCGGAAGAGCCAGACCAAGGAGCGGGGAGAAGTTGGTTACTGCCATGATGCTCCTTTATATCCCAAGAATACGCATGGCTTGTGCGTAGGCTTTACTGGCAGCGGTGGAAGTTTGAAACGTAGGAGCTACCCCTGTACCGTTGGAAGTCAGTAGCTGGCCTGATGTCCCTACGTTGGTAGAACTGACCGAATACTCTGCTGGGTAGGTAACAAACACGTCCTTGGTGCCAGCAGAAAACGTCAGTGCTGTAGGCTGAGTTCCCGCGCTATTGGCCAAGACAGTTGTACGCGCCAGTGTCGTACCGGAGGAGGTGTATGTACCAACACCAACTTCCCATTCGTTACCAGTCTGACCGACAATGGTGTAAAAGGTTGTGTTGGCGTCACCAATTACGGCAAAGGATTGAAACCCTGTGGATGCGCCGAGTAAAGTCACCGTCCCCGTACCAGCCGTGGTAGTGGTTTCCTTTACTCGATTTGCTATTACAAGGGCCATATTTAATCCTTACACCGTCATTTCGACATTCTGCCAGTTTGGCGTCTCGCTGTCATCAATTGTCGTCCAATAAAACTCATCGAACGTTCCAACTTGACCTCTTGCCGATACACCGCTTAGAGCAACAAACCGTTCGCCCATCGTAATGGTGCCAACCGCGCCAGTAGCCACTACACCATCTTCAGTTGGGTTGTTGGTCTCAGTAACATTACCCACCGCGCCAGAGGCTTCCACACCAGTCAGGGCAACAAACCGTTCCCCCATCCCCACAGTTCCGACTGCGCCAGAGGCTGAAACACCATCTGGAATAGGGGAGAAGTCAACCGTACCAACCGCGCCTGATGCTTGTACCCCGTTAATCCCAAACTCTTTACCGGGGATAATCGTTCCTACTGCACCAGTTGCCCCGACACCCGTCAAGACCGCCGCGTAGGAAAAGTCAACACTACCAACTGCACCAGTTGCCCCAACACCCGTCAGAGCAACGAGCCGTTCGCCCATTAAGACCGTTCCTACCGCGCCGTTAGCCAGCACCCCAGTCTCATCCGGGCTGTTAGTCTCTGTAACGTCCCCTACTGCACCAAGCGCCCCAACCCCAGTAATCGAAGTTACTGCGTCTGCCGCTACCGTACCCACTAAACCCGAAGCCGATACCCCCGTAAGCAGGACATTTACGTCAACCGTGACGCTTCCTACCGCGCCCGATGAAGAGACGCCGGTAATATCGACAACAATCGTCTGCCCCGCAAGCGAGGCAAATGGCGCTTCAGCGAATGCGGAGATTCCAAACATGGCTACTCTAGCGGGTTACCCCGCCAGTCCTATTAGGTTGTAGCCAAGCGGATCAAAGCATTTGTAGTGTTGTTTGTTGGCATCGTCAAAGTAAACGTGCCAGCAGTGATTGTCTGCGAACCAAATGTGTGGATACTCACAGCAGGGTATGCGCCGCCTGTACCTTGCGTAAAGTTATAAATCATCACGGCATCAAATGCGGTGGCGAGTGTCACACTTGTGTAGGTGATACTGGCAGAGGGAGTCCAGAAAGCCACACCCGCAGTTGCAGACGAATTGGTCGCAGTAGGAGGGTTTGCGTTGGTAATCGGTACGCCGCCAGCGGTGTAGCCTGTACCAGACACTTCGCCTGACATGGTGGTAGCACCAATTGTGCCGGTGTAGTCAGAAGACGAAGCATTGAACGTGCCGCTTGCCAGCAACAAAGCACCGTAGTAAGTGTCCGCAGTGGTGGCTGCGCGAATGACGCCCACGCCAAAATTGTGCGTACCAGTCATGAGCTTACCCATGAACCCCGTGACCATTGATTGAGTATTTGCCATGTTAGGCTCCTTAAGTAAAAGATGCAGCTTCGGCTACGAATGACACTGCTTTTTTCAATTGAACATGCGCCGAACGGTGAACAAGTTCGCCCTCTAACCAATACTCGACCCAAGTCGTGTACTCGTTGTCATTATCAACGAAGCCCTCTTTTTTCTCAAGAAGAGATTCGTCCATTTCGCCTTTGGTGGTTGTGACCAGTGCCATATTTTTCCTTTATACAAGTCTAATGAGTGCGGACGTGCTGGTGTTAGCAGGCATCGTTACGGTGAAAGTGCCAGCCGATACGATGTTGTTTCCGAAGTCCAGAACACACACAGCGCCGGTTGCACCAGCCTTATAGATTAAGGCCCCACGAGCAGTGATCGCACCCGTCCAAGCTGGGCTGGAAAAGTTAATGTAGATCGTGCTGCTGTTCGGGCCAAGAGCGGTATTTACCGAGGCTGTTACTACCTGCCCACCAGCCACATAGTCGCCGCCAGAAGTCTCGCCATCCGGGGTGTACGCCGCAGTAAGTTGGTTCAACGAGGCCGAGTTTGTGTACAACGCCAAATAGAACGTGTCCGTTGCGAAGTTCAACGTCCCATTGATCAGCCCAGTCCGCAACGTATTGCAGGAGTAGTTACCCGTAAAAGCCATTAAGTCACCGCCTGTCTATATTGACCAGAACGATAAGCATCCTGACGCTCCATACCATCGCCAAGGCGTTTAGCTTGCGCGAGGGCTTCTTTGTATTTGCCATCGTACACGGCGAGTACGTCTGTCTCGCCCTTCATGAAGGTGTACGCCTCAACCAGTGAGCCGTATAGGAGCACTGTGTCAAAGTTATCGCCCAACCACGAATTACCCGCAGTCGTAATGGACTCAGGGTAGTAGTAGAAATGAAGTTCCATCGTGTACACCGCATCGGGTGTTGGGCCAAGCAAAAACGTCAACTCATTCGTAATCGCGCTGCCAACAATGGCGGGGCCAAACAATGCGTAATATTTAGGAACGCCCACATCTGTAGTGGGGTTTGGGTACGCCGCACGGATGTAGTTCACGTCTTTGTTCAACAAGTACTCGTAGCTGCCATCCGCACTAATCGCCGCCAAGGAATACGTGGCTAGGTAATCGTCAGGAGCCTTGAGGTACTTGTTGCCAGACTGAACGTTGCCCGTCATGTTTTTACGCAATGAGGGAAACTGCACCGTGTTGTATATACGCTGTTCCGCTTGCTGAATAAAACGATCAATCTGTTCTTTAGGCGTTTCTATCGCGCCATCAGACACGGTGAACTCCGGAAAATTATTTTCCGTGTACGACTGAATGTTATTGAACAGTTGCGTGTAATTCATATCAAGCCATCGGGCCTCGTGCGGTGATGCCTTTAGTAGCTGCGCCATTGCCACGTGTAACAACGCCGCTAGTCTTTGGAGCCTTGTATGGGTCACGACTGATGTTGGCAACAGACATATTCACGTCATTAGCAGTGAAACGGTTACCGCCTTGGTAGCCACTGTTCTTGATGTCCACGCCCGCTTCAGCGCCCGTATGAGGCTCTGCGTAGATGTTGGCATTGCCAACTTCTTTGCCCATTACTTTTTTGCTGAACTTAGCCATATCAAGCTCCCTTTTTATAGGTGAACGAGGACTTCTTCTGGTTAGCCACTTTAGCCAGACCACGACCCAACTGCTTCATTTGCAGATTGGTTTTGCCGCCCTTGGCCAATTTAGTCATAGGTTGACCGGGATGCAGCTTTTTCTCGTGCTTATGCACGGCACCAGCCACCGTCTTTTTGTCTTGCGCCAAATCTTTTTTGTCCATGATCGACTCCTTATGTCGTTGTAACCGTAACTGTACCAAGTTCTACCGCCAACACCAAGCTATTTGGCGTTAAAAGCGTATCAAACCCACTTGCTCCGCCAACAGGGTTGTACCCCCATTGGAAGACCCGACTGCCTTGCTCTGGGTACCCAAACCCGTCTTGGGTTGTGCTGTCCGTCAACAAAATCTGTAGGCCACTTTGACCCGAAACTTGGTAGCTCACGTCAGGACGCGGTTCGCGCACAGCTTGCGGGTCATTAACTGGATACATACCCAATTGCAACTGCGGTTGATCTGGGTCCCAGCATGCTGGGCAAACCTTGACCTTGAATGGCTTAGTTTTGACTACCTGCGTCTTTAATTCCTTGAGCATGTACCTCTGCGCACAACGGTCGCATTCAGCAATCGCATGTTTGCCCGAGGCGAACCGATTAGGCATAGAACGTATTCCTTGGCACGAATCTCAACGGAGAGGTATCGCGGTCTTCTGACTGGGCTAAGTCCCACTGCTGCTCGTACTCTGCCTTCAGGCCCATCACGCGCTGGGGGTCAACATCTGGCAGCTTCATGCTCAACAGATAGGCCAACCCGGCCACCATGCAGGGGATAAAACGGAACGGGATATCTTGCACGGTCACGCCCGTGCCAGCATCCTGAATACGGCGCATGCGGTAGTACACAAACATGTACTGGTTACCGGGGGCGTTAGGCGTAGGCCACACGTTGATAGCGGGCAGGTTCTGCACCGTCAACAAGGCAGTAGGCCCAGCGGTATGCGCTGCGGCAGTCGTGCCGTTCTGTCCACGGGCACAGTTGAGCAACTGATTGTTTACCGGATCAACGTTGGGGTAGCTGATTGTCTCGTTACCAATCTTGATGAACCCGGCGGTAGCCAAGCCGTCTACGTTGGACACCGTTATGGTGGTGTCTGTGGCCAAGATATTAGCCGCCAATGTTATCGTGGTGAGGTTTTCTTGACCAGACTGGCGGTTGTACCAAACTTGGATTGGGCGACCTTGTGCCAACTTGTTTGGCAGGCTCATGTACGTGGATTCAGAAATGCCGCTGATGTTGATGTCGATCTGGTTAGACGTGGCGTTGCTTTGGCGGATTACCGTGTCTAGGAGGTTGATTGTGTCCGTGGGCATGGGGTAGATAGCTTGACCCGTCACCATTGGAATCTGGCCCTGCTCTACAGTCCAGAAGTTCAGACCACGGTTTGCCCACTCAATCGTCAGCAGGTTCAGAGACCGCCGCGCTGTGCGGAAGTTGTAGCCCGTGCGAAGTTCTTGACCACAACGCTCAAACGCCTCTTCAATGAGGTCGTTCATGTCGAGGTTAAAGACTGAGGTTCCGGTGGTCTTAGCCATTATCTATACCCTGCCGTTTTCTTTGCAATTGTTTTGGGTTGGGCTACGAATTGCTTCCCGGCGGCTTTTCCTGCCCGCTTGGCTTTGGTCGTTGCAGCGTACTCAGCAGGGCTGAGACTTTTGATCGCAGCTTCTGGAAGGTATCTTTCACCTGTTTTACTAGACGGTTTTCCACTTTTGGTTCTCCATTTCTGGTCGCCCCAGTCTTTGAGGGATTTCTGAGGCGCTTTCAATCTCGATAACCCCCGCCAGCCGCCTTGTACTTCTTGGCAACAAGCTGTGCCTTACGCGCCGACCACTGACCTGCGCCAGTGCCCTGCGTTGCTGCGGCTTTTACCTGCGCCAAAATCTTCTTGCGAAGACTAGGTTTTGTGTAATTGCCAGCGGCGTTTACCTTGCCACCCTCTTTGTACTGGGTGAAATCAGTGTCATCCCGCCGCGCTTTTTTCTTAGCGCCGGGCATTTTAGATGGGGCGATGTCGCCCATACCACGGGATGCCATCATAATTTAACAGGCGTAACCGCCGCCTTTCATGGTGATCATGGCACCGCGAGTCTTACCCTTGGTAGCGATACCGTCAGCCCGTTTAGAAGCCGTCATGCCACCTTTAGCCATCTCACGGGGAGACGGGGGCTTGCCTTTTTCAGCAGTATAAATACCAGCGTTCTGCTTGTCTTCATACTTTTGAAGTTCTTTAGCCGTAGGGCCACCCTGCATACCGCGCCCTGCGCCAGCTTCAAATTTTGTTGCCATGATTAGCTCCTTAGATTAGCACTTGGCCATTCCGCCTTTTTTCATCACACGTGAACCGATGCCACCGGGGACACCAGAACCAGCCATTTTGACCTGCGTACCCTTGGTCTTGCCTTTGACAGCAACACCGTCTTTGCTAGGGGCAGCAGTTTTAACTTTGCCCATCGAGGATGCAGCCACACCGCCGCCAGCCATTTTCTTAGCAGGAGCGCCTTTTTTCTTTGCAATCATTGCCATGAAGCCGGGGTTCATTTTTGAAGCCATAGTATCACCACCTTTTGAGAATTTGCGGCCCTTGTCCGCAGTTGTAAAATCTTTCCCCACGGACTGTGGGACTCCTACTTTCTTAGCAAACGATGGCGAGTTAGCTATCGCAGCCATGAAATTGTGTTGTTTTTTACTGGCGCTTGGCATATCAAACTTTAGGAAACCAGCCCTTGCCGATCACAAAGCCAACGACCAACATGCCAAGCCAAATCAGCATCTTCTCTACAACCGTCTTGCCGACCTTTTTGTAGAACTCGCCCGACATCTCTTCAATGGCCAGCTTTGCCGCTTTCCGCGCAATGGCTTCTTCGCGGTCAGTTAGTTGGATTTCGTTCATATCAGCAGTTCCAAGCCCGTAGGCTTTTGTTGATGCGTGAATTCGGGTCGTTCGCCGTTTTCTCGCTTGTTAGCTTCTTTTTCATGCCACTCATCCTCGCACAGAAAGAGTCGCGCCGGGAGCCGCCTTCTGGCTGGGGCCGTTTCAAATTCATGCCTTGCGCTTTTGCGGAGGCCCGACCCTTGGCGTTCAAGCCGCCCGCTTCCGATTTGCCTTCTTTGCGTGTCCATGCTGGTGATTTAGCCATAATTAGCCAACTTGGTTGACCGTCACGATGACGGATGCAGTTGATGGGTATGCTGGTGTTGTAGACGCTGGGTACGCTGGGACAGTGACAGAAGCCACGCTTGGCAACCAAACGATCTGAACGTACTGCCCTGCGGTCAACGACAGGAAGTAGTTCCACCCAATAATCGTACGGGCAAAGATTGTTGCGTTTTTGCGTGCCGCCAAGCTGATGACGCCAGCAGAGCCGGGAACATCTGTGCCGTTAACTCGTAGCCAAACAGTGACGCTTTCAATTTCGTTCTCAACGTTCTGGAACTGACCGCTCCACTGAATGTTGTAATCGCCAGCAACCGCCACTGTAAGTCTTGACCCTGAAACCAGCGTAACGCCGTCCAGTACGTCTGTGGTATTGAATGTAAACGGTGTGCCAGCGGTGATGCTGCCCGTCTGCGTGGTGGTGTCCTGCCAAGCGCCGTGGTTGAAGTACTCCGAACGAGCATAGTCACCGAAGTTTGCCATCGTGGACTGGACGTTTGCCCCGCCCTGCACCATAGGAATAAGCTCCGCGCCCGTGAGGGGTACGGTTGCTGAAGGCATTGCCGAGATTTTTTGGTCAGCCATTATGAGGATTCCAATACAATTTTGTCACCTGACTCTTGCAGGACGTATCCCGGAGCGGTCTCGTCAGCAATGTAAAACGTCAACCCGTTTGCCGCACCGTAGCGATCTACAACGCCATCATCACCAACATCATCACCGGGAGTTGCGCCGGGTACATTGGCCGCACTGACATGCAAAGCAAACCCATCGCTGGTATTCGCCTGATTTGCAACGCCCGTGTAGCCAACGTAAGCCATTAAGCAACACCAGCTTGAATCAGTGTCATGGTGGCCGTACCAGTACCCGCAGTAACCAGCACTTTGATTGCGGCTACTGGAAAGGCGTAGTTGCCGTCCTGATTGTCAGATTTCGCTGCAATCGTTGGGTGCGAAAACCACACGGGCGAAGTCACGGTCTGTGGGTTGTCGAAGGTGTGCTGAACTGTGTACGTCACTGTGCCTGTAGCCACAACACCAAAACCCACATTAAAGGGGCTGATGTACAAGTCCATTGGCAGGACGTTACTGGAGCCAGTACCCGTCTTGGTCGCAATTTGTTGGCGCATGATTAATCTCCGTTTAAACGAGGGCCGAAGCCCCCGAGATTAATTAGGCTGTACGTGTGAAAACGTACGCAGTTGCGCTAGAGAACATGATGGTGAAACGGCCAATGCCCGTAGGGCCAGCAGCAACAGTCAAGTCACCAAAGCTACCAGCCGTATCAGCGGCGGCGGTGGACAAAATACCGTTGGTAGCAACAGCAATAGTCACGACATCAGCACCAGCGGTGTTGTCAACGTACAAGTCCATCACGGTGCCGCGAGTTGCGCCCAAGGCTGCGCCAAGCAAAGTGCCGGTAGGCAAAGTGATGGTTGTTGCC